TTATCTCTAGAGTTGTGCCTGATGGTGTATATATTGATGCTGATGGATTAAACGAAGTAGACTTAGGAACAGGGAATGCTTATAATCCAGAAGATGCATTAAGGTTGTACTTCCAAACAGGTTCTGTTATAGGTAGGAGTTATACGCAAGATGGAGACTACAACCAAGGAAAAGTTCCAATCAAAGAGTTACAATCTAGTTCAGGTGCAAGTAAAACACAAATGTTAATTGCAAACTACAACCACTACTTAGGAATGATAAGACAGGTTACAGGATTAAATGAGGCTAGAGATGCATCTACTCCTGATCCAAATTCTCTTGTTGGATTGCAAAAGTTAGCAGCACTAAACTCTAATGTTGCGACTAGGCATATCCTTGAAGGCTCTTTGTATATATATAGAAGTTTAGCTGAAGCAATTACTTATAGAGTTGCTGATATATTACAATATGCAGACTTTAAAGATGATTTTGCTAACGCTATAGGAAAATACAATATTAGTATTCTTAATCAAATAAAAGACTTGTATATTTATGACTTTGGTATTTTTATTGAAATAGCTCCAGACGAAGAACAAAAGGCACAACTAGAAGCTAATATACAAATAGCTCTGTCTAAGGGTGATATAAATTTAGAAGATGCAATTGATATACGAGAAATTAAAAACATTAAGCTTGCCAATCAATTACTTAAAGTAAAACGTAAGGCATTACAAGATCAGCAGCAACAACAAGCAATGCAAGCTCAAGCAATGCAGGCTCAACAGGCATTAAAGTCGCAGGATATGAAAGCACAACTTATTATGCAGCAGCAGCAGGCTGAAATACAGGGTAAAATGCAGTTGAAACAGGCTGAAATTGCTTTTGAAATAGAAAAGCAAAACAATGAAGCTAATCTTAAAAGTAAATTAATGGCTGAGGAGTTTAAATACAACCTACAGTTAAGAGGTATAGAGTCTGAAGCACTAAGTCAAAGAGAAAGTCAAAGAGAAAATGCTAAAGCTAAAAGAATTAGCCAAGCAAACACAGAACAATCAAAATTAATACAACAAAGAAAAAATAATTTACCTCCAGTAAATTTTGAGTCTTTTGAGTCTAATGAAGATAGCCTTGATGGATTTGATTTAGCTGAGTTTAACCCTAGGTAGTGTAAAAAAACCGTATTATTTTTTTCTTATATTTGTAACAATTAAATTTAATCATATGGAATTTACAGTAAAAGAAGTAAAAGTAGGAGAAGAAAAGTCTGTACAACAGGTAGAACAAGAGCTTTTAGATAAGCATGAAGAAGGTCTTAAAGATGATACTCCAAAAGCGACAGATGAACCAAAAGCAACAGATGAACCTACTGAATTAAATGAGAAAGACGTTCTTTCATATATTGGTAAAAGATATAATAAAGAAATTAATTCATTTGATGAGTTAATGAGTGAGCGAGAAACTCAGGAAGAATTACCTGAAGATGTCGCTGCTTACTTTAAATATAAAAAAGATACAGGGAGAGGAATCAAAGATTTTGTAGAACTACAAAAAGATTTTGATGAAGCGAACCCTGATTCTTTACTTAAAGATTATTTGCGTGCTACGGAAGATGGTCTTGATGAAGAGGATATAGAAACCTTGATGGATGACTATTCTTTTGATAAAGACTTAGATGAAGAAGCAGTTATAAAGAAAATTAAGTTAAAGAAGAAAAAAGCTATTGCTAAGGCAAAAGATTATTTTAAAGGAATGCAAGAAAAGTACAAGCATCCACTTGAGTCAAGTGAAACGCAGGCTTCAAATGTATCTGATAAAGAAATGGAAGGCTATAAGCAATACATCGCAAATGCGAAGTCTTATGAAGAAGAGACTGCTAGAAAGAAAGAGCTTTACGACTCCAAGACGTTAGAAGTATTTACACCTGAGTTCAAAGGTTTTGAATTTAATATAGGTGAAGAAACAATAACATTTTCTCCAAGCAGTACTGATGAGTTAAAAAAGAATGCATTAAATCCAGGTAGTTGGGCAGCCAAGTATTTAGATGACGATGGTCTTTTAAAAGATTCAAAAGGGTTTCATAGGAGTATAGCAATTGCACAGAATCCTGAAAAATTTGCTAAGTTCTTTTATGAGCAAGGTAAAGCTAATGCCACAGAAGATGTGATGCGTAAGACAAAAAATATTAATATGTCTGATCGTAGAGCACCAGAAGTGACAAGCAAAGGAGGAACACAATTTAAGTCTTTAAACACAGAGAGTGGAAGAGGACTTAAAATTAGAAGTATAAAAAGAAAATAATTAATTTAAAAAAATAAAAATTATGGCAGGATCAGTCCAAGCTACGCCAGGTTTTGATTTGCAACCAAGTTCGCATCAAACACCTTTGGCTTCGAATTACATTACTGACTTCAACTTTTTGAATCAGTATTTACCAGATACTTACGAAAAAGAATTCGAAAGATATGGTAACAGAACAATCTCCTCATTCATTAGAATGGTAGGAGCAGAAATGCCTTCTAACTCAGACCTTATCAAATGGGCAGAGCAAGGAAGATTACACACCAAGTACGTTGATTGTGGTACTGCAGCAGTAGTAGCAGGTGGAGAAGCAGTTTTCCAAGTAAATGACGTTCTTAACCCTGCAGGTTCAACTGTACAAACAGGTTCTGGTGCAACAGTTCAGATTGCAATTAGAGTTGGTCAAACAGTTGTTGTTGTAAACAACGATGGATCAGGGGAGTTCAAAGCTATTGTAATAGCAGTTGACCTTGCAAACAACCAATTCACTGTTGCATTCTACGATGCAGGTGGTTATACAGGTGGTTCAGGATTAGGAAATGCTGATGCAAGTATTTTCATATATGGTTCTGAATTTAAGAAAGGAACAAATGGAATGCAAGGTTCATTAGAAGCTGACGATTTCATCTTCGAAAACTCTCCAATTATCATCAAAGATAAGTATGCAGTATCAGGTTCTGATATGGCTCAAATCGGATGGATTGAGGTTACTACTGAAAATGGAGCAACAGGTTACTTATGGTACTTGAAGTCTGAGCACGAAACTCGTTTACGTTACGATGACTATTTAGAAACTGCAATGATTGAAGCAGTTCCTGCTGAAGCAGGTTCTGGTGTTGTAACACAAACTACATCTGACCAAGTTGGAGACAAAGGGTCTGAAGGTGTATTTTATGTAGTACAACAAAGAGGTAATGTATGGGCAGGTGGAAACCCTAATGCTTTAGCAGACTTTGACGCAATCATTTCACGTTTAGACAAGCAAGGTGCTATTGAAGAGAATGTAATTTTCTTGAACAGAGACTTTGGATTTGACATCGATGATATGTTAGCAGCTCAAAACTCTTATGGAGCAGGTGGAACTTCTTATGGTCTTTTTGACAATGATGAGGAGATGGCACTTAACTTAGGATTTACAGGATTCCGTAGAGGTTATGACTTTTACAAGTCTGACTGGAAATACTTAAACGACCCAACAATGCGTGGGGGAGTTGATGGTACAGGAAGCATCAACGGATTGTTAGTACCTGCAGGTTCTACAACTGTTTATGACCAAATCCTTGGAAAGAACGCTAAGAGACCATTCTTACATGTTCGATACAGAGCTTCTGAAACTGAAGACAGACGTTACAAAACTTGGATCACTGGTTCAGCAGGAGGTGCAAGAACATCTGACTTAGATGCGATGGAAGTAAACTTCTTGAGTGAAAGAGCAGTTTGTACTTTAGGTGCAAATAACTTCTTCATCTTCCAAGATTAAGAATACCAACAAATGAAAGGGGGTCTCTTCAAAGAGACTCCTTTTTTATAAATTAAATTAAATTTTATCAAATGAAAACTACAGTAAAAAGAGTAGACAAGGTCTACAAGTTAACAAGGAATGCAGCACCTTTATCTTTCATGCTTGCAACTAGACACACTAGAAGATTCCCATTACTTTGGGTTGACCCTGAGACAGGAATAAACAGAGAATTACGTTATGCTAGAAATCAAGCTTCACCTTTTGTGGATGAGCAAGATGGTAATGCAATTATAGAGCCTGTTGTTTTTGAGGATGGATTTTTAAGAGTACCTAAATCTAACCAAGTATTACAAAGATTCTTAGATGTTCACCCCCACAATGGTATTAAGTTTAAAGAATTAGATAATGCAAAAGATGCTCAAGAAATTGTTGAAAACATTAACATAGAGCTTGACGCAATGATAGAAGCTCGTTCTTTGTCTATATCACAACTAGAGACTTTAACAAGAGTATTGTTTCAAAAAGACCCATCTAGAGTTAGTACGGATGAAATGAAGAGAGATATATTAGTTTATGCTAAAAGAGAACCTCAAGATTTTATGTCGGTTATAAACGACCCTGTATTAAAGCTACAAGCAACTGTACATAAGTTGTTTGAACAAGGTCTTATTAAATACAGAAACAAAAATAAAGAAGTGTGGTTTGCTACCAAAACTAACAAAACACGACTATGTGTAATACCTTTTGGAGAAGACCCAATTTATATAGTATCATCATATTTCCAAACTGATGATGGTGTTGAATCTTTAAAGATTTTAGAAAAAATACTAGACTCGTAATTGTATTAGGGAACTATAGTGTTTAGTAAAAGTAAGGGGTCTATTTTAAGACCTCTTTTTTTTTTAACTATCTTTGTGTAAATAATAGTTAGGATGATAAACGATATTAGAAATACAGTTTTAGCCGTATTAAATAAAAACAACTACGGCTACATATCTCCACAAGATTTCAATCTATATG